ACACCATGACTTACGACTTTATTTTCACCGAAAGTGAACACGTACCACACCTTATAGGTAAAACGCGAGGCGAACACCATGCTTGTTGACACTTCTGGCGTCAAGGTTGCCCTCAGCAATCTCAGCAACCGCGGGCGTAGCACTAAAGTGGATGTAGCAGTTGTGCGACGTGCTTTCGCGCTTCTCCTTCTGTTCGAAAACGTGAAAGACACAGACGCCTGCCAGATACTTGGCGTCTGCCGCAACACGTATCGCAAGATGGTTGACCCAACTAAATCACGCAAAGCACCCGAAGTGATTGGCGTAGTATTCGGCCAGGGAGACTGGACACCGGCTGATCAGGATCAAGACCCGGCCACGTGTGATCGTTGCCGAGGGATCAAACGCGGTTCTCGTCTCTATTGTGCCGCGTGTCATTCCACGGGCTTTGAACGGGAACTTGAGAACGAGCGGATTGACGATATTTTCGCTGAGGCTTCTGAAGCTGAGGCTGAATCGCGGGATAAGAAGGCTAAACGCAGGACTCGAAAACTCAAATGAAGATCAAATCAGTCGCCATCGGCTCGATCAGTCAAGACCCTGCCAATCTGCGAAAGCACGGGGAGCGGAACATTGACGCGATCGTTGCCAGCCTTCGCAAGTTTGGGCAGCAGCACCCGATCGTGATTGACTCCAAGGGCATCATCCTATCCGGCAACGGTCGGTACATGGCCGCCGTCAAACTAGGGTGGAGCGATATCAAGGTGGTCGAATCGTCGCTCACTGGATCGGCTGCGACCGCTTACGCCATCGCTGACAACCGGACGGCAGAACTGGCCGAGTGGGATACCACGGCGCTGGCTGAGACCTTGCGAGCGTTGCAATCGGAGGAGTTCGATACCACGGCGGCGGGGTATAGTGATGTCGAGATTGACGCACTTGTGGAGGGGTTGGGGAGCGAGTTGCTTGGGGCAGATAAAGAGATCGTTGAAGATGAGATTCCAGAGCCACCCGTTGACCCGATCACCAAGGCTGGCGATCTGTGGATTCTTGGTGAACACCGGGTGCTTTGTGGCGACTCGACGGAAGTGGATGATGTGGCACGTTTGATGGCGGGAGCGAAAGCAGAGATGATGTTCACCGACCCGCCATACGGTGTGGATTACACCGGCGGGCATTTTCACAGCGGGAATGTGGAAATCAAGCGTAGTCGTGAAAAATTAGCCGCTGATGATACGACAGAAATCTATTTCAAATTCCTTCCATTGGCAATATCGGTAGTTGATGGCCCTTGCTATATGTGGTTCGCTGACATCAAAGCAAGAGACGTTTTTAATGCAGTGTATAACGCAAAATGCGACATACACGCCATGCTGATATGGCACAAGACAAACGCGACATATGCAGCAATGAATGCACAATACAAGCAGAGGCACGAACCATGTTTATACTTTAAGCCCAAGAATTCAACGCTTCGCTGGTGTGGCAAAACGACAGAATCCACTTTGTGGAGTCAAGACCGAGACGGGATTAACGAATTCCATCCAACCCAGAAACCTGTGGCATTAGCTGCGAAAGCAATCGGAAATCACTTAGCCGCGAGCGTTCTGGATTTATTTTGTGGTTCAGGCTCTACACTAATCGCCGCCCAACAACTCAACCGCAAGTGCTACGGCATGGAAATCAGCCCCCAATATTGTGACGTGATCGTGAAACGGTGGGAGAATCTGACAGGAATGGTAGCCGTTCGAGAATCAGCCTGAGAACAGGCAAATAACACGCTATGCCTACACCACCACCACCAGAACACGCGCGATGGCCAAAAGGTACATCTGGCAACCCCGGCGGGCGGCCTAAGAAGTGCTTTACGGATGTACTTTTGAAGCGTCTGGACAAACGACCGGAGCTGGTGGAAGGCTTTGTCACTGTCGCGATTCAGAACGCCTTAAAAGGCGACTTCCGGTTCTGGTCAGCAATCTACGAACGCGTTGAAGGCAAGGTCGCCAGCAGCATCGAAATCAGCGATAAACCCGCAATCGACTGGGCAAGTCTCGATAATGAGTGCGACACACCTCCACGCAAAACAACTGATCCCAAGGGGCCTAAACCGCTTCCTTCAAGCGGCAACACCAGCACACCAGTGGTCGCCAGAACACTTAGCGGAATGCCGCCGGGCTCTGGACAGGGTGACGACCGGTGAATGCAAACGGTTGATGCTGTTCTTGCCGCCCAGGCACGGCAAGAGCGAGCTGGCAACCATTCATTACGCTGCTTACAGGTTGTTGCTGAATCAAGGTTTACGGGTAATCATCGGGGCCTACAACCACTCGCTGGCCTGCACCTTCAGCCGACAAACGCGACGGATCGCCAAGGAATTCGGCTTCGAGTTTTCCGACGACCAAAACAAACAGAATCAATGGTCAAGTGAACACGGTGGCGGGCTGTATGCGGTCGGTGTCGGCTCTGGTGTCACAGGCTATGGTGCCGACTTGGTGATTATTGACGATCCAGTCAAGAGCCGTGCCGAGGCCGAATCACCCACCTATCGTGCTCGCGTCATGGATTGGTATCAAAATGACCTTTACACACGCCTGCACCCAGGTGCGGCCATCGTCCTGATTATGACCCGCTGGCACAGCCTCGACTTGGCTGGTCAATTACTAGAGCAGGCCAATGACGGTGGCGAACAGTGGGAAGTGGTCATTCTTCCGGCCATCGCTGAGGATGACGACCTGATCGGTCGTCAACCCGGCGAGGCACTGTGGCCAGAACGGTATTCGGTGGAGGACTTCGACCGGATCAAAAAGACCGTCGGTTCCTACGCCTTTTCCGCCCTCTACCAACAGACACCAACGCCCCGTGATGGCGGGTTCTTCCGGCCGGAATGGTTCCGCATCGTCGATCCATCACCGATACCAGACAACTCCAACTCATGCCGAGCGTGGGACACAGCCGCAACGGTGGGTGGTGGTGATTACACTGCTGGTGTGTGGATGAGCAGAACCGGCGACACCTACAGGGTCAAGCACGTTTCGCGGGGGCAATGGTCACCTGCTACCCGTCGCACAATCCAGCGTCAGATTGCCGAGACCGACGGGCGAGAAACCATCGTCCATTTGGCACAAGACCCCGGCTCCGCTGGTGTCGATCAGGTCCAGCACGACACCCGCAATCTGATCGGTTACGGGGTGATCAGCAAACGGCCAACAGGCTCCAAGGAAGTGCGGGCAATGCCGATGGCCGCTGCGTTCGAATCTGGTTCAATCGAACTGGAGCGTGGCGACTGGAACCGTGATTTTATCGACGAATTGTGCTCATTTCCGACCGGCAAACATGATGACCAGGTCGATGCCGCTGCCGACACGTTCAGCTATCTCTCCTCAGTACAACCGTTCCGATGGGTGTCTTGACCACTATGCCAACACTATTCGACAGCATCCGAGACCGGTTCACCAAGTCCCTCAGGACCGGCGTCAGTGCCAACACCGCTGATATTGCCGCCTCATCATGGTCGGTGGACATGATGACGGGGCTAAGCAACGACTACATGACGCTGGCACGCCCTTACACACAAGTGAGCGTGGTTCAGGCCGCGATTCAGGCGATGCGACGTAACTCCACCAAAGCCATCATGCAAGTAGGATATTGGGATGAGGATGGCGGGTTTATCCCAGTCGATCACCCATTGCAATACCTCTGGCAGCGTCCGTCACCGGGTGAATCGGATGCCACCGTGCTGGAACACCTGTACGCCAGCCTGTGCGACAATGGCAACGCATACGTGCAGGTGATCACCAACACCGCTGGCAATGCCGTCACTGAGCTGATGCCGATCCCATCGCCTTGGATCCAGCGTCCGATCATGGGCGAAAGCATTAACGAGGTGATCGAATATCCAGTGATGGGCAGCGATTGGGGGCGTGATTACAACTACAGTGTTCCCGCCGAATTGATGCTGGCCTACCGTCAGGGCCGCAGCAGTTATGCCCAATCGCGTGGCGTTTCGGTGCTCGATTCTGTCGTTGCTGAAATGGCATTAGTCAAAATCATCGGTCAATATGAGACCACCGTCCTGAGTCGATCCGGCGTGCCATCGCTGATTGTGTCGCTCAAAACGCTCGGCAACTTATCCGACCTGCAACTGTCGCAAGTCCAGTCTGACTTGGCACGGGCTGTGAGCGGTAAAGCAGTGGGCAGGCCATTCGTT